TTGGTAATGAATTATATGCCACATTCAAACAGCAATCACGGGTTTGCGATTATTGACCAAGATGGAAATGTTAAAAATTATTTGATTGAAAACGGGATTGTATTGCAATGATGAACAAAGATTTTTTTGCGTGTGTTATGTGGGCTTTGCTTATGCTTTTGATAGGCTTAAGTTTTGGGCATTCATGCAATAAAGGTACTGCAATAAAAAGCGATACAAACTTAGTGACAAGAATAATTGAACGCCCCGTATATATCAAAGACACAATAAAAGTAAAAAGCGTGCAATTGAAATACAAAGATTATTTCCATACAGATACCCTTGATATCCCTTGCAATGATACCAATTTTATAGCTCAAGCGGATAGCGTAATAACGTCCACAAACGATACCATAAACATGGCGTTTAATTACACAAACCGTAGGGGCTATTTTTCTTTAGTTTATAGACCTCGTCCAGATTCAATACAAGTGCAAACAATCACGATACCAGCTGACGCGAAGCAGAATTATGGATTCTTGGTTGGTTCGTTTGGGCTTGGTTTGGTTTTGGGCGTTGTTGCAGGAGCTAAAAAATAATGGCCAACTATAACTCCAAAGGGAATGTAGAAAATTTTCAAGGCAAAGGTTTTCATACCAATCCTGAAAGAAGGAATACAAAAGGAAGACCTAAATTGCCAAGTTTGCAAGAAGAAATGGCAAAATTACTGAGCGAAGAAAAAGAAGGTATTAATGCTCTGTCAATAATATTGCAAATCTTAAGACGTGAAGCAACGAAAGGTAACATTAGAGCAATTGAGCTTTTACTCAAACGGGCTTATCCTGAGCATAAACAAGATGACGAACCTAAAGCAAAACTTGAATTAGTTTGGGGCATACAAAATGAAAATAAGGGTTAAGCCACATGCAAAGCAACTTGAAATTATTAACACTCGCAATCGCTTTAATGTTATTCGGTGCGGTCGTCGCTTTGGTAAGTCTTATCTCGCTTTTGCTTTGGCCCTTGAAAAAATGCTGGAAGTTGACGGCGCAATGGTTTTATACACCGCGCCAAGTTACACAGAACTCAAAGGACGTCAAAACGAAGCAAGGCAACTATTCGCACCACTTGGAGCGACTTTCAAAGACGGCGAGATTAAACTAGGTAATTCGCAATTGAATTTAGAAGGTATTTGGCGTGCAGACGGTTTGCGAGGTAATAAGTTCCACAGAGTAATTCTTGATGAGTGGGCGCATTGCCAAAATGCAGAAGACGCATGGAACTTTGTAATAAGTCCGATGCTAGCAGATTACGAAGGCGATGCGTATTTTTTTTCGACTCCAAAAGGCAAAAATCACTTTTATGAAGTTGACCAAAACGCAAATATTTACTCCGATTGGAAATCGTTTCATTACACAACTTTTGAGGGCGGGCGGATTAAAGAGTCCGAAATTGACCGCCAAAAAGAACAGATGCCGTCAATTGTTTTCGCTCAAGAGTTTCTTGCTGAGTACGTCGACCGTTCTGCTAGCAAAGTTAAACGTGATTGGATCAAAATATCAGATAGTAAAAAGTGCACGGCTTACTACACTGGTGTCGATCTTGCGATATCACAAAAAGAAACAGCAGACTATACAGCAATCGTTACCATTGGCACAACTGCAGACAAAGAAATTGTAGTAGTAGATGCAAAACGTGGGCGTTGGAGTTTTGTAGAAATTGGCGCTGAAATAGTGTCTATGGAAGCAAAGTGGAAATCACGAGTAGTTGCTGTTGAGTCAAATCAAGCACAAGCATATATGGTTCAAGAACTAAAAAGAAATACTTTGATGAACGTACTTGGTGTCTTTTCAACCCGTGACAAAATTACACGGTTTCAACCTGTGGAAGCAAGATACGAGCAAGGCCTAGTTTACCATGTTAGTTATTTAGACCCTGAGTTTACAGATGAGTTGTTAAGTTTTACAGGAACTCAACAAGATAGACATGACGATTTTGTGGACGCCCTGAGCCATGCTTTTAATGTTATTAGAAAAACTCCGAGTATATACGTATGAGCTTACTTGACGATATCAGACAAAGAATTTCAAATGCCATATTACCAAGTGGCAAAAAGTTGCAAAGACCTTACCAGTCTACAAATAGTTATAGACAAGTTGCCTCTCTTCCTCAAGGCAATGAACTTGCAATGAGTTTGCGTGGTACGGTGTTTGCATGTTTGCAACACAGAGCCAATGCTTTGAGTGCTATCCAGTTTAACACATTTAAAGAACAAAACTTTGCAAAGTCTGAACTTGGGAACGACAATTGGGCAGCGCATTTAATTGCAAATCCTAATCCTTATTTTACTCGGTCTCAAGTTTTTAGCTTTATAGAAAATTGGCTCTCTATAAACGGCAATTGCTTTATATGGACGCCAACAATTGGCTATAAAGTACCGCTTCAAATGTGGGTGTTGAATCCAACTCGCGTGCGAGTTATCATAGGAGGAGATAATTTTGTCCAAGGGTATACTTACCAAAGTGCTACAGAAGGACTTATCCCTATACCTGAAAAAGAAATGATCCATTTAGCACGAGTTCACCCTGCTGCAAGGCCTGATGAAATTATTGGCATGAATATCTTTGGTGTCGGGCTGGTTACGGCTGCTCTTGACTATGCAAATATAGACTTAGAAGTAAGCGAATACTTACATAGATTATTTGCTAACAATGCCGTGCCTCCATTGATAGCGACGTTTCCTGAAAGATTTGACATTGAAGAATGGCATAAGCTCAAAGCATCTTGGAACGAAGAACTGCCAAATTACAAATTGCGTGCGTTGCTTGGTGGTGGTATGCAATTGCAATTGCCACCTAAAAGCGAGCTTGGTGTGAATTATGATTCAGTTAGCAAAGATACGAGAGCACAAATAGCTCAAGTCTTTGGCGTGCCCCCAGGAATGCTTACGGGCGAATTCCAAAACAGAGCAACTGCCGAAGTGCAATTCGCAATCTTTAGACAGAACACAATTGATCCAGAAGCAATTTATATCGCTGAAGAGTTTACTAGGCATTTTAGACGCTTTGAAGAAGATATTTTAATTGAACCCGTTCCGTATGCGTATGCGGATCCAGAACTTGACATGAAAAAAGAAGAGTTTGAATTGAAGTGGGGAATCAAGACAATCAATGATTCAAGAAAAGAACGGGGGTACGATGCAATTGAAGGCGGTAATGTTGCGCTTATTGGAAATGGTTACATTCCTTTAGATAATGTTGGCGCTCCCAAAGCGGTTTCAACTTTTGCATTAAGAAGTTTTGCACTAAACAAGCGTGCAAAATTGCCAATCATAACAGCGGACAGCAAAGACGCATTCTGGAGGGATTATGATCTACTTACTGAAAAATCAAGCGTAAAAATTGATACTGTAGTTCAAGAGATCATTCAACAATTAAAACAAGAAACTTTATCAAATATTGACAAAGGTTATTTGAGTTTAGCAAATCTTGAAGTAAGTGACCAAGATTACGAAAAGTTTAACGCTTTAGTTGAAAAGGCTTGCTTGAACGTGCAAAATGAGTTATTGAAAAGCTTTGATCTCAAAGAACAAGATTTAACAGGAACGGTTGGCGAACAAATTAAGAATCTTGCAAATGAATCGTCCGAAAAAATTACTAGCAGTGTTGGCCTTATGAAAGCTGAAATTGCACAACTGATTGAAAGCAACGCTGGCTCAACTAAAGAAGAGCTTAAAGAAAAGCTCCAAACAAAGTTCCAGCAACTTAGCGAGGGGCGTGCAAAAACAATTGCAAATACAACGTCCGCGAATGTGACAAGCGGAATGCAACATGCAGTCTATCAAGACTTAGGTTTTAAGATGATGTGGCTCACACAAAGAGACGGTCTTGTACGACCAGCACACAGAGAAGCCGACGGCGCGATGCAAGGAGCGGACGGGTATTTCACAGTAGGTGGTGAAAAGACAACAAGGCCATTAGGTTCGGGCTTAAGTGCAGGAAATGCAGTAAATTGCAGATGTCAAATATTCCCAGTAGAAGACTAAAAAACAAGGTATAAAATGAATATAATAAAACGCGAATTTAATCTTATAAAAAAAGATTATTACGACCATGGCGGACAAGAAGCAACAATTGAAGACATATACACGTTTGTCGTGAGCACTCCAGAAGTTGACCGCTACGGAACAATAATAGTTCCAAATGGTATTGACTACACAGCATACCTAAACAATCCGATTGTTTTGGCCCAGCATGATTCCGACGACTGGCCGATTGGCAAATGCTTAGGTTTCATGATGAACGGCGAAAACTTAGAAGCGACTTTGCAATTTCATCGAATAACAGAAGAAGCGTGCGAGGTTGCGGACTTGGTTGCGGCTGGGTACGTGCGTGCGGTTTCTGTTGGCATCATTCCAATTGAAAGTGAAGAGCAAACAGTTGAAGGAAAAAGAATTACAGTTTATACTAAATCTGAGCTAGTTGAATTTAGTGTAGTTTCAATTCCTGCAAATCGAGAAGCTTTGATAAAGAAATCAATCAAATTAAAACTAGAAACAATTTTCAACAAACTTAAAAAGGTCACTAGAATGTTAACCCCTGAACAGACACAGGCAATAACTGAAAACTTTTTGCCAATATTGCAAGACGCCGCCTTCACTTACTTGCGTGATGAACTAGGCATTGCAGAAGAAGAAGCAATGGCAGCTGCTGAAGCTGGCACTTTAGCAGCCGCTGATGCGATGCTTGGCATCTTGGACGGCAACGCTCCAGAAGTTGAGCCAGCAGAAGCTGAAGAACCTGCCGTTGAAGTAGTTGCAGAAGTTGCAACAGCCAGCGCAGAAGCACCCGTGCAAAGACTAGGCAAAAAGATTGCGGCTTCAACACAAGCGCAAATTGGACAAGGCTTAAGCATGATCCAAGACGGTTATAAAACAATAAACAAAGCAATTGCAAGCGAAGGCGCAAGGTCGATAAATATCAAGCCGTTAACAAAATTAACCACAGACGAAATAATGAATTTAATCTAAATCAATAAAGGAAAATTTAAAAAATGGAAAATTTAATAGTAACACCAGAACAACTAAAAGAAGTTGTAGATAGAAAAGTACAAGATGCCTTAAGAGCTTCAAGCCCTATTAACGTGCAAAGCAATATTAACGGTTTTGTAAAAATCAAAGCTGACCACGATTCGCGCCGTGACCAAGCAGATATAGTCAGCCGTTGGATCTCTGCAATATATAAAGGCCGTGAGGGAGCTGCTGATGAAATAGCAAGAAAAGCAAATGAAAAATATATTAATCGTGCCAATTTCAACACAGGCACAGCAGCTCAAGGTGGAGCAGCGGTTCCTCAATTTTGGGTCGAAGAAATAATGAATTTTGCAGATCGTTTTGGGTATGCAAGAGCACTCGCAAAAATCTACCCAATGCGTGGCAAAACTGAAAACCTTGTAAGCTCTGGTGCGTTCACAGGGGCGGTTGTCGCTGAAGGTTCTGGCTTAACACTTACTGATTCGTCATCATTTTTCACAGCTACCACCTTAACAGCAAAAAAATTAGTTGCTGGTGCAATTGTATCAGAAGAGCAATTGCAAGACGCAACACCAGCATTTTTAGATTATGTGATTAACGGCCTTGGTCGCGCACTTGCAGAAACTGAAGATAAACAATTTTTCAATGGTGACGGCAACGCCCCAAACTTCACAGGGTTAACAGGTTTGGCAGGAACAACAGTTGTAAGACAAGGCGGAGCGAATAACTCTGGTAAAGATACATTTGGTGAAATCTCATGGACTGACTTATGGAACTTGCGCTTAGGTGTTAATTCTGGAGTTGGTTCAAATGGTGCGTTTGTTGTGCCTCAATCAATTTTTGGTTTCTTAATGAAAGAAACAGGCGGTTCACGCCCTATCTTTGATATGGTGCGACCAATGGAAATTGCTTCAATAGGCATGACTGCTTTAGAAGGTAATTCTTACTTTACACCAACAGGCCGTCCAATGCACGTAGTTCCTGACTCTTTATTTCCGTCTAGTGCAGCAAACACAGCAAGTGCGTTTTATGCTGACTGGAATCAGTTTACCGTTATGGGAATCCGTGAGGACGTTTCAATTAATGAATATAAAGAATATTTTGGCGCAACTGGTCTTGGTGGTACACACCAAAAAGGCATTGAAGTTGTTGAGCGTGTTGGCTTTGCATTCCCAGCACCAAGCGCAATCGGTGTACTTAAGACTTCAACTACTTAATAGGAACTTGTCATGATGCAGAGCGTAATTTTATTAAAAACGTACGGCGGTGTTTCCGCTGGATATGAAACGACATATCCAAAAGAAATATCAGAAAAACTAATTAAAGAAGGAATTGCAATTGCATTACCAATTGCAAAAATTGAACCCAAAAAAGTAGGTAAATAACATGCCATATACAAGTGCTTATCCAAAGCAATTCACAGCATTTATGAAGTTTCTTAATATGGAAACATCTGGAGACCCGACTGCAGAGGAAACAGCCTTGTATACTTGGTTCGATGATGTGTTTACGACTTGTTACGTAGAGGCTGAAAGCTATTGCGGTCAGCCTTTGCGGACAAGTACGGTATATTACCAATTTTACGCTTCTAAGTGCCAACAGGGGCTCGAAGCGAATCACTCATGGAAGTTTCTGCCATACAACGCGAACACAACGCTCACGGTCTTGCAATGGCGTGAAAATGAGTTCGGTACTTATGCAAATTACAGCGGTTCAAATTATAATTATAACCAAGAGCCGTATGCAAATTATATCGTATTTCGCGACAAGTCCACAGGGCAATTTAAAGCAACTTTGGCTACAGGATGGACGGACACAAATATGCCGTATCAAATCTTGCAAGGTGTTGCAGAAATGGCGGGCTTAATATACAAGCAATCCCCAAACGGTGGCAATTGGTTTGGGCTTGGTTCCATCTCTAGCGGTGGAGCTGGTCAAACGGTATCGAATAGCTTGAAAGAAAAGATTGATTGGCAAAAGTATTTTACAAGGTACGTTATCCCAACGGTGTAAGATGCTAAATATCAATAAACTCGAAAACATCTTAAAGCCAATTCTCAATAATCAGTTGTTAAGGTTTCCGATAATTATGCAAGCCTATATCGGCACTTTAATGAAACGAACTACGTTCAATTTTGATACTATGAAAACGCAAGAAGGCTTTAGGAATCCGAATACAGGTCAAGGCAGTTTAAGAATATTAAAAGGCAATTTATTCAGGTCATTTGCTAAAGGCGACGTCAACAATATATACAGAGTTACCAACAGCGGTACAACTTACCAAATAGAATATGGCTCAAGTGTAAAGTACGCACTTATTCACGAATACGGCGGTACGATTAATCATCCCGGCGGCACGCCTTACATAATTGGCGAAGGTGGTAAAGCGTTCTTTGTTAAGAAATCATATAGTGGCGATAGAGAGGTCAAATATACAAAAGCACATTCAATAAAAATGCCAGCAAGACCGTATTTTAAACCAGCAGTAAACAAGTTCAAAAGTAATGACAAGTTTAAAGAAGAAGTTAAAGCAAATGTAATCAAAGGAATAAGAGAGTGGCAAGAGAATCAACGGCGATCACAAGCATAATCGACGAGCTTCGCAAAATGGAAGGCGTAAAAGTGTACGATCAAGTCCAGATTGATAAATGGAATACGTACAATTTTAATTACGTCGGTGTGTTAAGCGGAGCGGACACACGTGAAAACGAATTATTTGAAGATGATTCAGCGTATGCAAACCGTGGGTCTTTAGAAATTTATTTGCTTGTTGGTGTGCAAGTCAAGAAGTCAAACACACAAAAAGCAGTATTAAGAAACGCACTTGCAGATCTTTGCGAAAAGGTGGAGTATATGTTGCAAAACCACGGTATTGAATCGTACATAACTGATTTTGAAAGCACAGAATTTGCGCCCGTGCACTTTGTGGATTCTCAAGCAGTCACCTTTTCAGACGATGAAACGAAGGGCGTTGCATTTATGACATTTAGAACACTTTACTACAGGAATTAATATGCGTCTTTCTGTTTGTGTTCTTTATTCCGACAATGAAAATTTAGTAAGATGGCGTAAAGCATTACCAATTAAAAACGTGCAAATGATTGCACTTAAAACAACGCACGATTCCGAAATTACAGAGCCAATATTTGAAGAAATTGGCGTGACGCCAAATCTGGTGGCTTTGCAGTGGAAATACAACGACTTTGAAGAACAATTTGACTTTTCATATTTGCGCAACAAGTGCGACGAGTACGCCCAAGGCGATTGGATCCTGCACATTGATTCGGATGAATACTTAACGACGCCCCACTCTGATTTGTGGGCGTTTCTTGATGCTTTAGACGACACAGATGCAGTTGCTGGTTACGTGACAATATACGGTTTGCAAAACAGAGAACAAGAAATCCGTTTGCGATATGCTTTTCAAAATATGAGGCTACATCGAAGAAGTGCTGGTTTGAAGTGGAGCGGAATTTGCCACGAGACTTTAGACGGTGACGCTCATAAACATACATTCGCGGATACTGATGTTATGATTTACCACGAAGGTTACATGATTGATAGTGAAGCATACAAAGCAAAATGCGTAAGAAATTGTAAGTTATTAATACGAGAATACAGAAGAAACAAAAACCAAAGAAATTGGGATTATCTAATTAACACCTTTTCATCTATTAAACAAGGAAAATAATTATGGCAGTAATAGGCGGCGGTAATTTGTCTGTATTTTTTACAGCAGATGAAACGACAGGTCTTGTAGGTTCAACAAAATTAGCAACTTTTACAAAAAAAGTTAAAACAAGCGTTTCAAGAACAAATTTTACTTTAGATCAAAACGAAGACAGTCCAGATTTGACATCATTTTTCGACTTATACGCACCAGTCCAGCAAGCGACAAGTGATAGTGGTGAGTATGAAGACGGCGTAAAGTTCAATTCTGCAACTGCAAACAGCCAAACACTTTTACAAATTGTTTACGGTGGCAAATTAGCGGATTCAAGCAATAACACAACAAAGCGCAAAGTAGTATTAATGCTCTGCAAATTGGCGCAAGATACGGGGTCTTTTGACATGGAGTCTGGCAAATATACAAAACCAAAAGTTTCAGGCGAAGTTGTTAATAACGACGTATTAGTGACTGTTGGGACGCTATGCCTTGACACAAATGCTCTAATCGCGGCTTCTATTACTACAATAACGATACCAATAGATACTGGGTACAAAGAAGTATGGATTGGTTGCAATAAATAACTTGTTATGGGCGGTTCGTCCGCCCAATTATTTTTACAGGAAATAGTATGAAATTTTATCTTAACGAAGAAGTTCACGAAGCACCTTTATACACAATCTTAACGCCTGCTTTATTTGATTTAGTTTCCCCAATTTTTCAAGAACTTGCTAATACTAAAGGTGCACAAGCCTCTGCAGAGCAAGAAATAATGGAAAAGGTTTTTAGCATTCCACACTTACAAGAACAAATCGACTTAAGCAAGGGCTCCGACGCATTTACTGCAATTATAGGCGACTTTAGATTTCAAGAAATTGTAAAAGATGCTTACTTGAAAGTAAGACGAAATCTTTTTGAGTGCCTCCATGTAGACAAGAGTACTATACCAACTATTTTTGCTTTAGTTAAAACTGTGGTAGACATAAAAAAAATTACTAATACCGAATTATTAGCTAGCATACAAAGTGAGATTGATTCAGAATTTTGGCAGGCTCAAGATCTGGATGGTATCTTGGAGGAACTTAAATTTTTTCGTTCGACAGTTTGCAAACGAATCCGAATTAGTTGAGTATTACTTAAGTGAACTAACCGTATTTAATGATGCAGACGACAAAGAATTTATAGAAGAAGAAAGTGACGCTGAGAGATATTTAGAAAAAGATTTAATGAGCAAGTATTTTATTTTCAAGGGCGTTGCAAATGGCAATGTTGGCGAATTTATGAAGCTTTATTATGAGATTTCGAGACTTGATGTGATTCAAATGTACGCCTTTAATATAACGTACAAAAAAGAACAATATAATGCGGAGCGCCGACGCCATGGCAGATGACATAAAAATTAATCTTGGACTTAATATTGCAGACCTAGTTCAAGGGCTTAACAATGCAATTGCGGATTTAAACAAATTAATATTAGTTGCCGATAAAGCTGATATTGAAGTAAAGCAAATCGGTACCGAATTAATTGATATCGACACCGCCCCAGCGGAACAAGCCCTGCAAACACTTGGCAAAGAGGCCGAAGAAACAAGCTCAGTAGTTAAAAATGTTTTCTCAATGGACAATCTAAAAGCAAGTTTTGTTGGCGGTCTTGCTGGCGGTGCGGCACGCGTTGGATTAGACAGCGTAATCACAGGGATTAAGGCTTTAGGGAATGAAATTGTAGAGGGTGCTTTAAGAGCAGACGCATTCGGCGACCAACTTGAAGTTGCTTTTAGTCAACAAGGCGTAAAAGACATTCAAGGCGAAATTGAAAAGGTAAGGGCGTCGAGTCTAGGGCTTGCAAATGACCTTGGGATGCCCGTACAACGCACTAGGGAACTTGCCTCCACAGTAGCACAACTTGGTGGCGTCACGGGAGCGCAAGCCGAAGGCTTAACAAAGTTAGCAGCAGGGATTGAAACCTTCACAGACGGGACCGTAAAAGGCGAAGCGGTTGCGAAAGCTTTTTCACGTGGACTTGCAGATCCAGAAGGGGCGGCCGCAATTGAAGCACTTAGCAAAAAATACCCACAACTTGCAGAAACCTTAAAAAGCACATTAAGCCCAACTGAAAAGCTAGCCGAAGCAAATAAGATTCTTGGAACGTCTTTTGAAACTGTGAAAAATCAGCAAAGCGATGCTGGTGGTACGTTTAACCAATTAAGTAATTCGGTAAGTGAAGCATTCGAATCAATTGGCACAAAAGTATATGAAACTTTAAATACTTTGATACCGATTCTTTCTGGCACGCTTATGCCAATCTTTGATTTTATATCAACCAATCTTGGTACGATAGGAGCAATTGTTGGCACTGTAGCTGGTGCGTTCATATTATATAATTCAGTCTTAGCAATTACGTCTGGAATCACAACTCTAACAACTTCAATATCTACAACATATGCAGCCGTTCAAGTTGCTTTAGGCGGTTCGATCAGTATTGCCACCGTTGCACAATATGCGTTAAACTTAGCAATGAGTTTGAATCCTATTGGTGCAGTTGTTGTTGTTGCGGCAGCGTTGACAGCTGGCATTTATGCTTTGTCAAGCGCATTGACAATTTCAGCCGCTGAAACCCGTGAACAATCTGAAGAAAATGTTAAGCTTATTGAATCTCAACAGAACTCTAATCAGGAACAAACGAACGCCGTTAAAAGTACAAAGGCTTTAGCGGATGAGTTCTTGTCGTTATCAAAAAAGAAAAAACTTACAGCGGAAGAAAGTGCAAAGCTTAAAACCTTGACAAAAGATTTAAGCGCAGAATATCCAGACTTAGTAAAAAATACAAGTAGCTATAAAGAAAATCTGGACGGCGTAGAATCAATTGCAAATAGGGCTGGCGACAGCTTAAAAGGTTTAGCAGCAGAATCCGCAAAACTCGATAATGCTTTAAAGGCTGCAAATCAAACGTTAAGTTTCGCAAAAAGAAACGAGGCGATTGAGCAAGCTCAAAACGCTACTGAAAATCTGGTTGGGTATGTTACAGATCCGAACGCACGTAAAGCAATTGACGAGTTTGCCAGTGCTTTATATGATACAAAATCAGCTGGAGCAGCGGCAGATGCTTTGAATAAAGCTACTAAAAGTGGTTATTTAAACGCTGAACAGATCCAAGCAATTACTAGCGCTTATACTTCGCAAGTTCAAGCTTTAGATGCTTACAAGAAAACTGCAGAAACAGTTGTAGTCACAAATAAAAAAGTCAATGATTCAACAAAACCAAAAGGCGGAACGGCAAAAGAAGTTGCAACTGATCTCGACAAAGCTTTAGAAGCTTATAAAACTTATTCTTTACAATTAGAAACTCAAAGAGAAATAGACGTACAAGCTGAGAAAAAAAGACTTAATCTTTCTGTAGATGAGACCAGCGCATACAGACAAAAAAAGTTACTAGAAGATACTGCTAAATCACAGGATAAATTGAATGAACTATTTGCTGGTATTAAAACGCAAGATTTCCAAGCTAGTTTGACTGTTAAACCAAATATAAAAGAAGGCGAAACAACTACTGAAATTACAAAGCAATACAATGATATTTTTTTAAAAAATCAAGCCACTTTAGAAAAAGCTGCTGCTATTAAACCAACGGTCGACAAAGACGCTTTAAAAGAAACGGAAGAATTTTACAAAAAAATTGCGGAATCAATAGGCGAACAAACCAAAGTCAATGTGAAGCTTATCCAAGATGTAGCATCGCAAGCTGGTGCAACATCTGAAATAGAACTTGCTAAAACAACCGAGGGAGTTCAACAATTAACCGATGTTATTCAAGGCCAGTTGCAAGCTCTAAGAGACCAACTTGCAGCGGCTCAAATTGCAGGAGCTGACAAAGCAGCGGAACTATTTCAAAAGCAAATTGATGAACAACAAAAGAACTTAGACGCACTAATATTAGCCGATGAAAATTACAGGATAAAGAGCAAAGAATCAATCAAGAATAATACACTGGAATACCAAGTTCAAACAGCATTACAAACAAGCTTCTTAGATGAATTCAACTACGAAAAGCTTCGCAAAGAAAGAGAAACCAACGAAGCAATAAAAAAAGAACGCCTTGGAGCTTTGGACGCCGAAGAAAAGTACTTGAACAAGTCACTTGCAAAACGTGAAATAAGCGCCGAAGATTACGCCGCCAAATTAGCAAACATAAACAAAGGGCGTGAAGAAGCTGAAAGCAAAACAAATAAAAGTGCACTTGATAACCTGAAAAAAGTTGGCGAACAAACCGCCGCGAGCGTGCTTAAATCTCAAGGCGATATTTTTAAAAAGAATGCTGAAAAAATGGAAGGCAATGAAAAGGTATTTAACGAATTCGTTGGTAATACCCTTAATCAATTTAGCGTTTTAGCAGCGAGCGGAACCGCAACGCTTGCAGACTTTGGCGCCGCCGCCGCTGGTGCCGCTTTCGATGCAGTTGCCGCAATGATTCCGTCTTTTGTGACTGGTATCTTAGGCACTTCGGTTGTAACACTTGGACCGATCTTGGGGCCTCTTGCAGCCGCTTCGCTTACAGGCGTTTTATACGGTTTGCTTGGGCTTGCAAGAAGTGCCGCAGGTTTTAAAGACGGCGTTGTTGGCTTGGATGGTGGCGGCACAGAAACAAGTGACTCAATACCAGCGTGGCTCTCACGTGGTGAGTCTGTGATCACAGCGAAAGCAACTCGAAACAATAAAGAAGAACTTGAGTTTATGAATCGCACGGGCTTAAGCATTGGTGAATTATATAGAAGCAATATGCCAACAACGTCGGTGAGCGTTACTCCAGATGGCGACTTAATACGTGAGGTGCGTAAATTACGCGAAGAAACCAGAGGGCTTGGAATGCGTATTCAAAGGAATACGAATGTTGAGGTTTCTGGCGTGCTCACAGCGGATTCAAAAAGCATTAATGCAATGATTGTGCAACAAAAACGCCGCGAAGCAAGGAGATAATAAAATGGCAGCAAGATGGAAGGCGGTAATACAAGGCAGTAACGATCCAGCATATCCAGACAACTATTCAATTGCACTTGATATTCTAGGTATATTCCCAACATACGAAGTCGAATCTGAAACGCAAACAAGCATGAACGGTACCCAAATTGGACGCCGTAAATTCCGCACGGTGCTTGAAATTGATTGTATTCCGTTAAGTACATGGGACTACACAAATATCACGACCACAGAGGCTATACGGTACCTTATTGAGAATATACTGAGCAGAACGTATTGCAGGATCAAAGCGGCAAACCCGCCAAACGAAAAGCTACCAGATCGTTACTCTGATGCAACAAATTTTCCGCTTACCGCTGGCTTATTGCCTTTTAATTTTGTAAAATGTGATATTGCAGTGACACAGGCTTGGGCTTCTGGAAATGAAAAACTTACACTCACTTGTTATGCGAAAACATTATAATGGCAATACTAAAAAAATATTACACGACGTGGACAAGTGACGATTCGCAAATGTATAAACTTGAGATCATTCCTTCACATACTGCTAATGATGCAAGAGATACATTTACTAGTGGTTTTGTGAATACACAATTACCAAATGATTTTTTACTTAAAGACATGACTTTTGAGGCAACTCTTGGTGACATCCCAATCGGAATTGCAACGCAAACGCTTAAAGTAACTTTTAATCTAGGAGCAGACGGTGCGGGGGTTGCTGATTTTGCAGTTTTTATAAATAAGCTGTTAAGGGGTACTGATTCCAAAGCAGCACCAGTTGATAGTACAAATAATATAGTTGGAACTAGCGACTTCCAATTTGATTGTTTTAATACTGTAATTTTGTCAAGAAGTGATAATGGCGGAGCTACTTATAATCCTATCTTTATAGGGTGCCAAAAGTACTCAGCAGAAAATGAATTGAAACTTACTAAATTAAGCCCAGTAATAAATTACAGCGTAGAGTTTTATGATATAGCACGTTGCATAGGTGAAATTATAAAGCCTATAACATGGTTTTATTATCTTAGATGCAAACATGAACTTGTAAGTTATGGTTCAAAATGTACGACAAGCCAATATGAAGACAAACAATATACTGCGATAGATATAGCTTATCATTTTGGACAGCAGCCAAGCAATTTTACTTATTTACTGTCATATTATAATTACAATAGATTCCCACAAAAATTTAGTTATAAGATCCAAACTTTAAGAAGTTTTATAACTAAGATGGACACAATGTATACTGACCATATGTGTGCTATTCTTTGCAGTTCTGTTAATTTTTATTTTGAAACTTATAACCAAACCGTGCTTTTTACTACACTAAGTACTCCAACAATAGCGGGCTCAAGTCTAAACCAATTTGACGATGTTTGCATAATTAGCGAAGTAAACTTACAAGGGTTTGCAGACCCTGAATTTAGTTACATATATGGTGATTGTGTTGGCGGTATACTTAAAGATGTTGACGGATTTGGGCAATACACAAATTTTCATGAAGTAATAAATAATATTTTAGAAAATTTCTTGTTTAAAGGTACGCAAACTTATGCGTTTAGTAGTGGTAGTTATCAATGTGAGGTACGATTAGAAACCATGATTTCTAATGTGAACAGCAATTTTACAGTGCAACAAAGTACCGTATATGATTCAATAATATTCAAGATGTTTAACGAGACTTTAAATACTTGCAAAGCAGTAATAAGCAATGTGAAAGGAGATCGAGACACTACAGATTGGACATTTAGTAAACAAACAACGAGCGGAGACAATTCAAAAGATCTTAAGTTGTTGTTCCATAATTTGCCACTTTTGACAAATAGCTACGATCAAATTAATGATGTATTCAATCCACCGCCTCCAGAGCGAATAGGTATCGATGCTGCAAAAAGAAACGTCCGCAACACTATTAATGCAGGCACTTTGTGCTACTTAAGCGAAGACGAAATTGTGCGTAAAGTTGATACTGATTGCAAAGTAAGATATAGGCCCTCTACATTTTTAAACAAAAAACTTGCAATAGATCGCAATAAAACATTTGAGCAACAAGTCATAATTGAACAACAAAATAACGGTATGCCGCTGAATATTTGTTATGCAATTGTATACGCTATGTCGCAAAATTCATTAAAATTACTTGAATTTACTACAACATCAAAACCTAATGATAACGAAAATCTACGTGGAATAGAACCTATGAATTTTGGGTATGCTGTTAATATAAGTTATGCTAACTTAAACGCAATTCTTGGATCTTGGGATGTACCTTCTCCAGCAATATCATCTATTGGAACAATAATTAATTATAGTTTGAACATATACAGCGGTATGACAGATGTTAAAGTACTTGCACATGGTGAACCAGTTAATACAGGCGGCGTAATACCAGGAGAAGGATAATGAAATTTAACGAACCAGTTAAACCAAAAGGAATCGGACGAAATCAAGTTGCATTCAATTTGCAAGCTACAGGCCAACTAATCGACTTGATACAACAAGAAGAAAGCGACGACTCAACCCAAGTTAATTTGCAAGATTGCGTTTCACGTTCAGCAGCTTTAAGTCGTGTGATTGCATACAGCGCAGCGTCAAGCGCAATTGCAAATAATTACGCAGAACCTTTTGGTTTAGCTCAAATAAAAGACTTTACAATTAACCATGCAGGAGCTTCAAATTGGAGCCAAGCAACAGTAACTTTTAAAACTGATTACGTTTTTAAATACGGACCAGAAAATTCAAATTACTTTTTAAGTGCAGATGGATCAACAATAAAAGTTAACCGTTCAGGATGGTACCAAGTGCAAGCCATGTTGTATATTGGAGACCACCACGGCAATCATTCTTATATGCTGAAAACATACTCTGAAGAGCAAATTGACCAAGTCTTGCATGGTGGTGATTTTGCCGTAACAAATGATTACCCAACATTACGCCTTTCACAATTAGTGCCCGTAATTGGCTTCGATATTTACAAAGAAAATAAGCCGAATATTGGGGCAACTGAAAGCGGTGGTTTCAAACTTGATCTTTTTATTTATGGCTTAAGTCATAACATAACAATTACCAATGCAAATTCGCAATTATGGCTCCAAGCAATATGGCTAGCCCCCTTAAGAAATTCAATCACACTTAATCCGTCATAAATAATATGGAATTTTACACAGGCCTTACAGGCAAAGACACAGTAGTTCAAACATTCGATTTTAGCACCCTTGATACCGCCGCATATGCAAGTGGTGACATTCTTACAAGTTCAGCAATTGCAGTAAGTGGAGCCCGTTATCTGGGCATGGGCGGAGTTATTGAACGGATCATTCTTAAAGAAACAACCTCGGGTACTTTGCAACTACCAGATTTAAGGCTTTGGATATTTGGCGACTCAATCACACCAGCCGCGCGAAACGCACCACAGGCGTTTATTAGTTCACAGCTTTCTTTCTTAGTAGGTTATGTGGATATTGCGGCGGGTTCTTGGATAAACGGAGCAACAGGTGTTGCAATTAATACGGTTACGCCAAATTTACCTTTTGTTTGCCAGCCAACGTCCAAAACGTTGTATATCGTACCAGAATGCAAGTCTGCAGAAACCTACGCATCTGGAGCCACGATCACAGGGCAAATCGTGGTGACACGTAATTAAATAAAAAAACCACAAGGGGAAGAACCTTGTGGCCTAATTAGATTTTACTTATTAACCTTTTGGAATAAGATTAATTAGTGATTGTAATATAATAAAAAAAGTCCAAATTAATCCCATTTAATTTGGACTTTCTGTAATACCTTAATATCATGCGAGGAATATTAAGTGATTTGTATTGCAAATATATTACTTTTGCACTTGTTCTGCAAGTGCTAAATCTTCGGCTTCTTCTTTTGTTAAGCCATTGCAATATTGCAATATCGCCGCCCTCTCTTCAAATAAATCTTGATTAAACATGAAAGTTACCTATACAAAAGTAGATGGAAAATTATTCTCAATATATACAGATAAATTAACTGATATTCAAGCACTTTTATTTGATGCAAATATACAGCATCTGGAGTGCTTTTTTGTTACACCAAGAGAAAAACAAACATTGTGCAAATTTTTTAAAAAAAAATATCTTGTGCAAAAACTTGATTTGATGCGTTCAGTAAGGGTATATAAAAAATAAATAAAAAAAGTTTTGCATATTGGTTAAAAATGTCTTATATTTGTATAAACAAAATGAAACAATAACAAACAAAGAAACAAGGATAACAAAATGAAGAACACAACAATGACAACAGAACAAAAAAGAGAATTAATCAATTTTAATGCTGTTATAGCTTATAACAAATTTATTACAGAAGATAATCACACAATGTGGATCGCAATTACAAAAGCCACAGATTTAACACTTCTTCAAGTAGTAGGTTGTTTCACTACACCAAATTCTATTATAGCAAGTAAAAATGCAATGTTAGTAATGTTAGATTTAGAATTAATTTAAAAAAAGTTTTGCATATTGGTTAAAAATACCTTATATTTGTATAAACAAAATGAAACAACAATAATTAAACAAGGAAAAACAAAATGACAAACGCAACAATGACAATCGAACAAAAAAGAGAATTAATTAATAATGACTCAAACAACGCTTATCATTTATTTATTAATAAAGAAAATCACCAGATGTGGAGTGCTTTTAGATGGGTAGCCACAAACACAATTACTGAAATAGATGGTTGTGCTACAATTACTGAAAGTGCTATTGCTGGAAAATATGCTTTATTAGCTATGTTACAACTTGAATTAATTTAAAAAAAGTTTTGCATATTGGTTAAAAATACCTTATATTTGTATTAACAAATTAGAACAACAATAATTAAACAAGGAAAACAAAATGAAAAAGCAAATGACAGTAAGAGATTTAAGAAAATCATTAGTTGCTTCTGAAAAACCTGCAATTGTGAATACGTTCGAACTAACAAATAGAGAAGCTAGAGATCTTTTTGCAGAATTTGATAATCAGGGCAAAATAGTCAATGTATTTGAAAACGAAAATTGTGTTAGCGTGTGGTATTTATAATAATTAACCAAAAGAAGAAACAAAAATGAAAAACAAATTTACAGTAGAATCAATCGACGCTATCTTGAACAAAGATTTAGCCTTGATGAAAAAGTATATTGAAATCGAGCGTATGTACCTTGAACATGGTGGGAGCATAGAAATGTCTGATGCAACGGTAAAAAATATATTTATATTTTCCTATTTTGAACTATACCAAACTATAGATAAGGTGTGTAATGAATAAAGAAATAGCATATGAAAAAAAACTAAAAATGATAGAAAATAATACATACGTAGCACTACAAAAGTTTATCAACGCGGACAACCAAGACTTTTTTAATCAATTAAGCACTCTTGCTACTCAAGAATATTTAAAGCAATCACCTGTATTTGGGCCAAAAGAATGCAAACAAGTACATAAAGACGCATTAAGGTACATGCTAAGAATGAAATTAATTTAAAAAAAAGTTTTGCATATTGGTTAAAAATACCTTATATTTGTATTAACAAATTAGAACAACAATAAACAAAGAAAACAAAATGAAAAACAAATTAGAATTGATATACAACGAAAGCAAAATTGCTCCAAAAGCCAACGACGAAGTTTGGGTAAGACTTTCACCAAAATGCCATTGGGAATTAGCAATTTTCATATCAGAAACAAAAAGTGGATTTCAAGTATATGAGCATTGCATAAATAGAGCAGAATATATTAAATGTTTTGCAGAACTTACAACAAAAGATCCTTACTATTCAGAAGTTTTTATTTTTTCAAACTAAATAAAGAGAAATATGGCAAATAATTTATTAATGGTTAATTACAAGGATCCCGAAATGGAGTCATATGCGGACGTAAAAAGGCAACGAGATTTTTACAAAAACCAAGTCGAAAATTATGAAATGACTATTGACTGTGCAAAGATTGTAATTATTGTAGTTGGTGGTATTCTTTTATGTTGTTTAGAATTTTAAATTTATTAATGGAGTGAGTTATGAGTAAAGAAGATTTTGTAATAAGTATTGTATATAAAGACAATACTTACAGTATGAATATTTGCGAAATGTTTTTTTTATGGGACGACATTTGTTTAGAACTTGTGAGGGTGCACAATTTAGCACACCCAGATAATGAGATTGAAGAGGACGATGCTTTAACACTTTCAGATTTCGACTTGACTAATGTGCCCAAATTTATTACAGATTATGTAGCCGATAATCATGAAAACTGGGATGAATTATTTTCTACATATTATAGTGATGACTTCTATCATGATATAGAAGTTTTAGAAGCGGGAATTGATTGCAGGATTGATCTTGATAGCATAATAGAATCTTATAGTGGGAACTATGATTCAGATGCTGATTTTGCCGAACAAACTGTTACCGACACTTATGATATTAATTTTGAACCATCTTGGCTTGTTATAGACTGGGAGCAAACTGCAGTAAATTTAATGTACGATTATTCCGAGAGCAATGGGCATTATTTTAACAACTATTATTAGGAGCTTATTATGAATAAATGGCTTACGCCAAAAGAAGTCGCCGAGATATTAAACGTTTCAAGAGCATACGTAGATTATCTTATTAAAGGTAGGATAAGAAAAACAAAAAACAACGTATATACAACGTTGCCAGTATTTACAAAAGTACAACAATTTGAATGCAAAGTGCATTCGCATTATTTAGTTTATTTTAAAGAATTGGAGAAAATGAGATGATTAAAGTTTATAGCCAAGTTGACGACCTAGCACATCAGGGTCTAAACATACTTATATACGGAGACCCAGGAATTGGCAAAACTACACTGGCAAACACTGCGCCAAATCCTTTGGTGTTAGATTTTGACAGAGGAGCACATAGAGCTTCGCATCGCCGTGGGAATGTGGTGCAATTTGATTCATACCAAGATATCATAAGTTCACAAAAGGAACTCACAGACCTTATATCAAAGCATGAATCTGTCGTGATCGATACCGCTGGCACAATGATTGAACTCATGCAAATGTACTTACAAACATCGCAACCATCGCTTGCAAGGAATGGGATCAAACTTTGGGGCGAAACAAAAAAGTTGTTTGCGGAGTTTTTTGCACCTTTGAAGTTTAGCGGCAAAAATGTCGTTTTTCTTGCACATGCAAAAGAAAAAGAGGAAGGTGACTTCAGGATCAAACGTCCACTTGTTCAAGGCGGTTCTTATGACTTACTTATGCAAGCATGCGATTTGGTTGGGTATTACACAACAGTAAACAATCGCAGGATTTTAACTTTTGACTTAAGCGATACAGTCACCGCTAAAAATTGTGCAGGCATTGAACCAGTGCATATCCAAGAAGTGGACTCGATGGGCGGTACTCTTGAAAACATTATAAAGCACACGCACGAATCACTTATTAAGCGTTCCAAAGAACAAGAGGAGGCAATTAGCCTTGTGAGTGAATGGATGCAAAAAGCAATGACCTCAAAAGATGCGAACAAGTTCATGCAGGAAATGGCAAAAGCAAATTTGCAAGCAAGCATAAAAAAAGCGGTTTGGGCGGGCGTTCAACAAACATTTAACAGCCGTGGACTTGCATACAATGTTGAATCCAAATTGTGGGAGGGCGCGCAATGA